GGTGTCTTCGACCAGGGCAGTGTCAACATGGCGGCAAATTTTAACTCCGTCGCTGAAGCGGTGGAAGATGGCCGCCTACGAGTTGAAGATATGAACAGGGCCATCGCAGCCTTACCAAATGAAAAAAATATAGATATTATTATCAATGCTATTGCGACCCTTAATTCCAACGTAGGAGGACATGCGGCAGCGATGGCACAACAAACGCTGACTCCCAACGCGCACGGGTATGCCGCAGGCGGTATCTCCACCGGTCCCGCATCCGGGCACATGGAACTCTTACACGGCACGGAGGCGGTCATTCCCCTGCAAAATGGCAGCATCCCTGTGCAGATGTCAGCCCCCGCAGGCATGGGCGGCGGCAACACCACCATCAATGTCAAGGTGGATATAAACTCCCCCATGACCGTGCTCGATAGACAGACCGCGCTCAACACCATCGGGCCGTTGATTGTCGAGAGTGTGCGCGAAGCCCGCTCACGGGGTGCCCTATGACCGATCGGCGTTATGGACATAATACCTATGGCAACGGCGCGCTCTATGGAACATCTGATGCCACTGAGGCCATTGCCTGGGGTGTTGAAATCGACTGGGATGAAGATGGAGTCTATGATACCAACGAAGCCTCACGCATGACCCATCTCAGCGTCACTCGCGGGCGTAAAAAACTTTTGCAGGAGGTGGGTCAGGGCTTCGAGAAAATCCCCAGCGGCAAAGCGGTCATCACCCTGCGCAATGACGACGGACGCTTCGATGCCTGGAATACCAGCTCGGCTTTATATCCCAATGTAAATTATGGCAAAGACGTGCGCATCCGCGTGCGAGACATGAACACCACGGCCGATCCCTACCCCGTGTTTTCCGGCTTCATCACCAACATTGTGCCCGTGGGCTATGGTGACCGCGCCAAGGTGGTGATTTATGTCAGCGACCGGCTCGACTATTTACGCAACCAAAGCGGGCGCGTCAGTATGCAGGAAAACATTTCCCCGGATGATGCCATCAGCTTGATTTTAGATTCAGTGGGTTGGACTTGGGGCACAAATTTCGAGACCTCCACCGACACGATCCGCTATTGGTGGGCATCGGGCAACAAGCAGGCCATCAGCGAGATTGAAGATGTCGCCACCTCATTCCTGGGGTATTTCTACATCGACGCCTCTGGCAATGCCCGCTATAAGACCCGCTCCAGCGTGACCGATTCTGTGGCTGATTTTTTGCAGGAGCAGCTCAACAAAGACATCGAAAACCCCCAGCCGTATGAAATCTCACGCAACCTCACGCGCCTGAAGGTGCACCCGCGCACGGCAGCATCCACCGGCGTCATCTGGCAATTGGTCGGGAATACACCCTCCATCCAGACCGGTGCCAACAATGCACTCAGAATCTTCGCCAATTACACCTACAACAACGTGGCTGTGCCTGCCAAGAATGTGATCACGCCGGTCGCCACCACCGATTTTTTAATCAATTCACAATCGGATGGCCTTGGCTCCAACCTGACCGGATCGTGTACTGTCACCATGACCGATTTCGGAGACACAGCCCAATTGACCATCACCAACCTCAGTGGCTCGCTGGGTTATATCACTTTCCTGCGGATCCGCGGTGATGCCATCTATGAGCCGAATGTGTCCGATGTCACCTACCCCAGCGACACGACCACGGTCAGCCGTCCGCGGGAGTTCGTGCTCGACCTCACCTGGCAACAGGATATCAACGTGGCGGGCGATATTGCCAACGTGATTGGTGCGTTCTATGGTGCTACGCACCCGATCCCGCATGTGAAGATGGAGAATTATCCCGCCATCATGTTTGCCCCCGATTTGTTTGAAATCGTCACCTTTACGATGGCGAAGATTGGCATCGAGGGCGAATCGTTCCGCGTGGGCGGCATCGACCTGGAGACTGACTCAAACTACGAGAACTGTCAGTCGGTGCATTTTGACTACTATCTCGAACCCTACATCTCCGGCAGCGACTTCATGCAATGGGACACGAACGCCACCTGGGACACCACCACCATTTTCGGATATTGATATGAACCTGAAATCAGTCGATTACATCATCACGGCCAAACACTACGGCGGATCCGCGCGCGGGTATCTGCAAAAGATGCAGCAAAAGATTCACCGCGAGCGCGGTGTGGCGGTCACCATCCGCAACCTGGACAAGGAACCCACGGGCGTGCCGGTGCAGGCGCGCATCTGGCAGGGACAATGGATCGCCGATTGTGAATGCACCTCCGCTTCGTTTGTGGACCCTGACCAGCCGCTCTTCTTCTGCTTTGGCTGTGGCAACCGAAACAACAACAGCCAGCCGCGTCCGGTCATCTTCCCCCCTGACCGGCTGGAAATTGAACGCCTGATCCTTGAGCGCCCTGTCGAAGATATGGCCGGGCTGACCGATAACGAACGCGCAGGCATGGCGCGGGCAGTGCTCAACGTGGAGACTGCGGCAGGCGAAATCAAACCGCTCACCCGCTCGTGGGAGCCGGGGCAAACCCCCGACGATTTGCACGCCGAGCAGGATGAAGTGATCCGCAACTGGAAAAATAAACCAGGAGACAGCCATGGCATTCAATAACAGTTTCACGGCGGTGACTGGCGCCACCTACACTGCCGCACAATACAACACCTATGTGCGCGACAACTTCACCGCCATCTGGGTCGGTACCACCGCGGGCGATATTGATTACTACACATCAAGCACCGCTAAAAACCGTGTGGCCATCGGCAACAATGGGGCATGGCTGGAGTCAAACGGATCAGCTCCTTTATGGGTGAAGTACCGGCGCTACATGGCATTCCAACTTAACACCGACATTGCCCTCAATACCGGTGACGATGCGGTGCGCTTCCGCATTCCCTCCGGTCTGAATGGCTTCGATATTAAAAGCGTGGCAATGAGCCGGAAATCAGGGACGGGAATATTAACAGTTCAGATCCGCAATGTGACCGATGGCGTGGATGTGCTGAGTACGAAACTAACTGTTGACAGCGGTGAGACCGATTCAGACACAGCGGCGACTCCCGCGGTGATTGATACAACCAAGGATGATGTGGCAACTGGCGATCAGTTTGCCATCGATGTGGATGTGGCGGGCACGTCCACACTGTATGCCTGGGTGGAGATCGGGTTTGCCAAGCCATGACAACCACCCTGGTAATTTATGCCAATTCAGGCGATTGCTACGCCACCAACACCGGCACCTTCGATAACTCATGGACTGGCATGTATGTGGGGGCTGAGAGTGGCGATGATGATGTGCAAACCTGGATTCCATTCACGGTTAACCTGGCCAAGGGCACCCAGCTCATTTCAGCCACGCTCGATTTGATAGCCGCCGCCACCAGCAGCGCTGTCACCAGCAACATTCAGGTGGGCTGTGAAGCCGCCGACAATGCCAGCAACCCCAGCTCCAAAGCGGATTTATTTGGGCGCTCCATGACCAGCGCCTACAGCGTGGTCACCCTTTTGCAGTATGTACTCGGAGCAGGATATTCCTACGATGTGACATCGGCGTTACAGGAGGTGCTCGACCGCAGCGGCTGGGTGTATGGCAACCAGGCGGCAGTGTTGATCCGCGATGTGGATACCGCCGATAAGCCTCACCTGGCCTACTCCAGCGAAGCGGGCGGCATTTACCGTCCGTACCTCACGATTGTGGTGCCTTCCTACGTTCCGCGCAGTTCAGGAGTGATCTAACATGACGACCCTCTCTTCATTTTTTAAGATAAATTTGGTCGATGACCATACCGCAGACGATATGAACAAGGTAATCGCGGGCAACCTGCGGCCTGAGTATGCCAACACGGAAACCATCACCGCCACCAAGGAACTGGCTGATACCGATTGCCAATTTCAATTCATCACGGCCAGCGGCGCAGACCGGACCGTGGAGCTGGCTCCCGAAGCCACCACCAACCATGTGACCATCATCTACAATTCAGGCTCGACGTATAACGTGGTGGTAAAAGATGACAGCGCCACTTACACCTTCGCCACACTCGCCCCCGATGAGTGGCGCATTTTCCTGCCGTTGAATGCCGAAGGCTGGCGTGAGTGGCAGTCGCCGCGGCGTGATTACAAACTATCAGTCACGGTCTCCGCCAATGACTTAATCGTGGCGCTTAAGCACATGGATGGCACCGACCCGACCACCTACCGCCCGATCGAGTTTGTCATTAATGGCACGCGCAGGCAGGTCACTGCCGCCACCAGCATCACCCTGGCCGATGGGACAAATTGGTTTAACTCCGGGGCTTCTGAATTAGCCACCAAGGAAATTGATTACTTCTGCTATGCCATCTGGGACAGCAACTCCTCCGTGGTGGCCATTGCCCCGGCGCGCATTCCGTTCGGCAGGCTGGTCTCTGATTTCAACTCCACCAGCACGAATGAACGCTATCTCGGGAATTATGCCAACTACACCAGCACCGATGATGTGACCGTCATCGGGCGCTTTGCCGCCACCCTGAGCGCAGGCGCGGGCTACACCTGGACCGTGCCGACCTTCACCAACGTGAACCTGATCCATGCCCCCATTTATTCGACCCGCCGCCTGGATTGGGTGCCAACACTCACGGGCTTCTCTGCCAACCCGACCTCTACGGTGTATCAATATGCAGTGGACGGGAATTTCGTGCGCTTGTTTTTCCGCGAAGTTACTGATGGTACCAGCAACAGCACCAGCTTTGCCTACACGGCACCCTTCACGGCCTTAACCTTGACAAATGCCGCCTGGGTGGGTGTAGCTGGGGGTTTTGATAATAGCGCTGCATTAACCACCCCGGTCAGGCTTAACATCGCCACAGCCGCCAACAGTGTCAATGTATATCCAAACTTTTCCACATCGTCCACATGGACGGGCAGCGCAGGCAAGCGTGTGGCTGTTGGTAATCTTGAATATCCCATAGGATAAACCGATGCCCACACGTGACGAAGCCCGACTCGGTCAATACCTCCGCACGCAGAAGCCGGTGTGGAATGTCCACGCGCTGATCCATGCCTTTTATCCAGCCAACCGCCTCCAGTTTAAGGCGGAGGCGGTCATCACCCAGCAGAAGAAACTGCCGGACGTGTCCTTTTATCAGGGCTTCATCGATTGGGACAAGATGCGATCCATGACCGACGCGGTTATCATCCGCGCGGGGCAGAACAAATGGATCGACTCGTGTTTCATCTTCAATTGGCTCGAAGCCAAACGGCGCGGGATGCGGCGCGGAGTCTATTGGTTCTACGATGGCCGCGTGTCACCGGGTGAGCAGGCGACCCTGCTGGCGTCTTTGCTCTCCGCTGATTTGCCCGAGATGGAAATCTGGATCGATTGGGAGCGCAACTACGGCGGAGCCTTTGAAGGTCTCGCCAATGTGGTCGCCATGATGCAGAGAGTCGAGCAGCTTTTGCCGGGCGCGCAGGTGGGCATGTACACCGGCTATTATTTCTTCACCGGCAACAGCAACCCGCTGACCAACGCCTCCCATTACAACTATTTGAAAACACGCCCGCTGTGGCTGGCCTGGTACACCGCGGATCCGTCTGTGGTCAAAATCCCCCAACCGTGGACAAACCTGACCTTCTGGCAAAATGGCACACCCCCCATCGGTGCCGACTATGGCGTGCAGACCGTTGAGATTGATATGAACTACTTCAACGGCACGGTGACGGAATTCAATCAACGTTATGGCGGGACCGTGACCCCGCCGCCATCATCCAGCCCTTACCCCGGCGTGGACTATTAC